CCAAACAGAATCCTGTACGGGCAAGAATGAAACAGTTGGAAAAAGAAGCCAGTGAACTACGCAAACAAGTTGCAGAGTTCGCCACAGCCAAACAAGAACTTGCTTTCGTGAAAGCTGGAATAGACACCAGCAACCCACGATTCAAATACTTTGTCAAAGGCTATGACGGTGACTTAACCCCTGAAGCAATCCGTGAGGCCGCCGAAGAAGCACAACTAATTACACCCCAGACAGATGACTCCGACAAGCGAGCCTGGCAGCAAACCAATAAAATTGCTGCTGGAAGCGAATCGGCACCACCACCTCCATCTTGGAACAAGCGTATTAGTGAAGCCACTTCTGAAGCAGAGGTCTACAAGATTTTTGAAGAAGCACAAGCACAAGGCATAGACCTTTTTTAACCACTTCTATCCAATAAGGAAAAACTAAAATGGCTGATTATTACGCAGCAGAAACCGGCACAGCAAACCTACAAACAGACCAGGTGGCATTTGAGAAGTTGGCATATTTTGCCCTTCGCCCAGAAATGTACTTCGACCAGTTTGCAGATGTTCAAGCCACAAACGCAACCAACCCAGGTGCATCAGTTAAGTTCACAGTATTCGCAGACCTTGCAGCAGCAACCACTGCTCTTGGCGAAGCAGAAGACGTAACCCCTGTCGCAATGAGCGACAGCCAAGTTACTGTCACTCTCAACGAATACGGTAACGCAACTGTAACGACAGCAAAACTTCGTGCAACCTCGTTCCTCCCTGTAGACCCAGTAGCCGCACAAGCAGTTGGTTACAACGCTGGTTTGTCAATTGACACCATCGCTCGTAACGTGCTTGAAGCAGGCGACAACGTGATTTACGCAACAGGTGGAGCAGTTGACCCATCCAGCCGTACAACCGTCAACACTGACGACACCCTCTCATCGAACGATGTTCGTCGAGTTGTCGCACAGCTTCGTGGCGCAAACGTACCTACCATCAACGGTTCGTATGTTGGCTTCATCCACCCAGACGTGTCTTACGACTTCCGTTCAGCAACAGACGCAGCAGCTTGGCGTACACCAGCTAACTACGTCAACCCTGAAGGCATCTACAACGGTGAAATCGGTATGTTTGAAGGAGTCCGTTTTATGGAGTCGCCACGTGCGCCGAAGTTCACTGACGCATCAAACAACAGTGGTTCCAGTGGAACAATTGACGTATACGGCACACTCATTATGGGCCGTCAGGCTCTTGCCAAGGGCATTTCCCTCGGTGGCGAGTATGGCTCACAGCCAACAATTGTGTACGGAACAGTGACCGACCTTCTCAAGCGTTTCCGACCAGTCGGCTGGAAGCACTTCGTTGGTTACGGTGTGTTCCGTCAGGAAGCATTGCGTCGTATCGAGTCTGCATCAAGCATTGGTACAAACGCCTAGTTCCCGACAAGGAATTGATTAGAACCCCATAAAGGTTCAGCGAAGCCCCTGCCCGTTTTGGGTGGGGGTTTTTGCTATCCTATGTGTATGGCAACATTTATTCCACCGGTTGACCCGTTTGTGTATTGGGCTGAACCAGGCGAAAGAGGAATCTTCGCATATATGAACCCAGGCAAAAGAGGCCGTAATGTGTTCAAATTAACTGATGGTTCTTTCACAGAGTCACAACCTGGCGACCCATCAATTATTTCTATTACTTACCACGGTGGTCACGTTCATCCGTTGACTGCTGCTGAGGAAGCAGATTTGATTGCTGCTGGCTATGGGGATTACATTGAAGCATAGGGAAGACCATCCGAATTTGGATGTTGAGGGATGTTTCGCTTGTAAAATTACAGGCATACAGGTGGGGTCTAATTCGACTACTACTCGTGGTTCGCAGGTAGCGAAAATCAATGAGCGTGAAAAGGGTTGGAATAAAGATATGCCTGCCTATAAGCGTCTTCGTGAGCAGGGTTTGCAACCTAGACAGATTGATGGGGCTTCTGTGTTGGAATCACGCGCAACTGAACGCTGGCAAATTGAGGGTCTGCCTGCGTCTGAAACGTGAACTATCAACATTGGCAAGGGTTTGATGACCCTAACTTTGGTTATGGGGCGATGCTTGATGGGTTCAAGAAGTCTTTACCTAAGAATGTAAAACTGGACAAACACGCTTCTGTTCACGTTCATATGCAAATCCCTAATGCTTGTAAGGGTTGGTTCAGAGGGCAACATAGGGTTTTGTTTTCTATGTGGGAAACGGATTCTTTGCCTGGGAATTTTCGTAGGTGGATTGAACATTTTGACCAAGTTGTTGTTCCTTGCCAACATAACGTGGAACTGTTCAGTCAGTTTCATAATGATGTTTCTTATTGTCCTTTAGGGGTGGACCATAGTTTTTGGAAACCTATGGATGTTGAACGGACTGATGTGTTTCGGTTTCACGGTGGTGGTTCTTTGTGGAGGCGTAAAGGGCTGGATGTTTTGGTGAACGCTTTTAATGCTTTGAAGTTGCCTAACGCCGAGTTGCATATCAAGGCCGCGCCTCACGCTAAGGATGTGCCTGTGAATCGTTTAGGGGACAAGGTGTTTTTGAATAGGGATTGGATGACTCGTGAGCAACATAGAGAGTGGTTCAACAAGGCTGATTGTTTTGTGGCTGTGTCTCGTGGTGAAGGTTTTGGTTTGATGCCTTTGCAGGCTATTGCCAGTGGTGTTCCTACAATCGTGTCAGACAGCACAGGACAGTCCCAGTTCGCTCATTTAGCCTTTGGGGTGGTTCCGTGCCGTAAATCTACGGCAGAGACTCTGGGGCAGTGGGATGAGCCGAACCAGAAGGTTTTGGAGGAACTGATGATGGAGGCATATTTAAACCGTCAAACCATTAGGGATACGGCTGTGGCTCGCGTTCCGGAATCGAAGGTGTTTTCTTGGTCTAACGCCACGAAGAAGCTACTTAGTCTTATCCCAGAGGGAAACCTTTTGGAAGACCCAGTGTGGTATGAACCTGAAATTATGACCAGTATTCAGGTGGTTCGTAAAGTCAACGCCCATATCGGGCCGCAGTTTTATAGTTTGAAACCAGGGGAAACTTATGTTGTTCCAGAGAATGTGCATCAGGTTCTTCTGAATTCAGGGGCTATCCAATAGTGCTATAATCACACAAGTATGGCTGCACCTGCAAGACAAGATTTAACTATTACTCGTGGTGATACCGAAACGGTAGAGGTCACTATCACTACTGACGGTACAACTGCCGTGAATATTACTGGCCGTACCTACACGTCACAGATGCGTACCACTCCAGATATTGCTGCGATTTCTATTACCGGTACTTGCGTTGTTACTGATGGGGCTGCTGGTGAGATGACTGTTACGTTTGCTGCGGCTGACACTGCTGATTTGGACCCTGGCTTTTTGTATTGGGATTTGCAGGAAAACGCTTCTGGTGTTATTACCACTATTCTTTCGGGTACTGTAACGGTTCTTGCCGATGTGACCAGGTAGTTTATGGCTACCACAAAGGTCACTGTTGCTGTTTCGAATGAACCAGTTGTTGTATATAAATCTGGTACTTCTATTGTTTTGGCGTTGGCTGACCCTTCTGTGCCTGCAACTGTCGGCACGAAAGTTTTGGTTGTTGGTTCAGAGTCGGCTGGTCCACAGGGGGCAAAAGGGGATACAGGTGCAATAGGCGCAACAGGACCAACAGGTCCTACAGGTTCAACAGGGTCAACAGGGTCAACAGGTTCAATCGGTGCCACTGGACCCACAGGTGCGACTGGACCGACAGGTTCTACAGGGAATACTGGTTCAACAGGACCGACAGGGGCGACAGGTTCGGTTGGTGCTACTGGACCTACAGGTTCCACAGGGGCAACTGGGGCTATCGGAGCGACAGGTCCTACTGGCAGTACAGGTGCCACAGGTTCTATTGGAGCGACAGGTCCTACAGGCGCGACAGGGGCTATAGGTGCAACGGGACCAACAGGACCAACAGGAGCAACTGGGAATACTGGAGCCGTGGGCGCGACTGGCCCCACAGGACAAACTGGGGCAGTCGGTGCTGTGGGTGCGACTGGCCCTACAGGACCAACTGGAGCCACAGGTGCTACTGGAGCTGACTCAACTGTTACAGGTCCTACAGGACCTACAGGTGCGACTGGAGCAGCTTCCTCGGTAACAGGACCTACAGGTTCTACCGGACCTACAGGTGCTGCATCTACTGTTACTGGTCCGACTGGACCTACAGGGCCTACTGGTGCTACAGGGGCTAATTCAACAGTAACTGGACCTACAGGGCCTACTGGACCAACTGGTCCAACTGGTGCGGCATCTACGGTGACTGGGCCTACAGGTCCTACTGGTGCTAATGGTTCTTTTGCAACAACACAAACCGTCAATACACAAACAGGAACAACGTATTCTTTGTTATCAGCAGACCTTGGCAAAATGGTTACGTTGAGCAATGCTTCAGCTGTGACTGTAACTGTTGGCACTTCACTTGGGTTTACTGCTGGTCAAAGCCTTGACTTGTTAAGTCTTGGGGCTGGTCAGGTTACTGTTTCTGCTGGTGGTGCGACCCTTACCGGAACGCCAGGGTTGAAACTTCGAACCCAATATTCAAGTGCAACTTTGTTTTGCATCGGAACCAACAGTTTTGTTCTTATTGGTGATTTGAGCGCGTAATGCCTATCCGACGTGGGGTAGTTGCTGCAAGCATTACTGAACTACCAACGGTAACTATCAATGCTGTTACTAACTTCAACCAAGACCGAGCAACATTCAACGCCACAGTTAGTGCTAACTATCAAAGTACAACAGTTAAGTTTCAGTACAACACTACAAACAACTTTGCTTCCTATACAGAGGTAACTGCTACTGGTTCACCTGTTACTGGCCAATCTGTTGCTGTTTATTACAACGTAACTGGTTTGTCTGTTGGCACTACTTATTATGTTCGAGCTGTCATCAGCAACGGCATTGGTACGGTTACTACTTCTTCTACTTCATTTACTACTTGGTCGCTGAAGACCTACACAAAGACAACTGCTGGAACTGTCAACAACGCTGTGTATTTACAGACAATTACACCTACTGGTGGTTCTGCTATCACTCCTTATATCTTCAATGTGTTCTTCTTCGGAGGTGGAGGTGGAGGTGCTGGAGGTGGTGGAGGTGGAGGTGCCTATTACTACAACACAGGTAATGTTTCTGCGACATCAGCAGTTAGTTCCTATTTGAATGTGACTGTTGGTGGTGGTGGTTCTGCTGGAAACCTTGCTGATACTAATGGTGGAGCTGGTGGTGCTACAACTATTTCGGGAAGTTCTTTTTCTACATTGACTGCTGGTGGTGGAGGAGGGGGAGCGCAATCAACTGTAGGTACAGGTGGTTCTTCGGGTTCAGGTACAAGTTCATCATATGGTGGTGGTACTGGTTCTGTAACTTCTACAGGTAGTGGCAAAGACATTGTTTACTACACGGCTGCTGGAGGTGGTGGAGGAAACTTCTCTGCTGGAGACAACGGACATCTTGCAGGTAATGGCTATGGTGGTTCAGGTGGCGTAGGTGGTGCTGCTTTTGGCTATTACGGTGGTTCAGGTGGTGGTGGCTATGGCTCTACAGCCAACGGTTCTGGCAACAGAATCTTGGGTGGAGGTACAGGCGTGTACGGTTGTGGTGGCAACACAGCCTCTGCTGGCACAGCAGGAATGTGCTATTTCCAATACTACGGACCGTGATTATGAATATTGAACCTTTTAACTTTGACGTTGTAAACAAATACAATATGTTCTTTATGTTGCAAAAACTAAACGCAACATCAACAATCAACCTGTACTACCAAGAAGTAAACAACAATGTGCCGTTTGAAGACTGTGCATTATTTGAAATGCTCAACGGTCAAGTTCTTGTGGCTTTCCCCGAATACTTCACTCACATAAGCAAGCACAATCTTGTTGCTACAGATGGGGTCGTATCAGAAATAGTCAGCCTTCAAATCTTTGAACGCATCTACAAATACTACAAACACGGTGTAGACAGCATTGACGCTGGTGGGTTCACCTTTATGAACTCTGCACCTGTGCCATCGTTTGACAACCAATGGCGATGTGACGCTGGACTTTACGGTGTTGAACTATTTGCAGACCCACTAGGCGATTCAACAATTGCAGTGCCGGATGCAGCCGACGCTTTACTTGTTTATGAACCAATACTGTCTATCAATGGTGTGGCTCATCTTGTTTATATTGAAAGAGAAAACAAAAACAACAAAACAGAGTTGATGAATAATTCATCTACGCCTTTTGCTACATACAGCCTGGGTGAAGCATTGAAGTTGATTTTGGAATGGGCGCAAGTATCAGAAGAACCGTTCAACAATACCGAATCTGTAGCAACAAAAGCATTTGAGTTTACACAAAGGCTAAACATTGGACAGACACTTGTATCCAACCAGCCTGATATGCAAATCTTTGAATACCTAAAAGGCAACCCTACGGCGCGTGTTCGACCAGAAAATGTCCAACCATTGTTGCCAGCCACAGAAGTGTTTATCAAAAAGAACGTGGCTCATTCTTGCCTATCTTCCCTTATTGCTATACACCCTGATGCCGCAAACATCACGGCTGTCAAACAAGCCGAGCAACAAAAATTATTACGAGATGTAGAAAATTTGAATCTAAGCGCATCCTTATTGAACGACCCAAGCAATAAAGATATGGCGTTTTACTTGAAGTCACGCACAGAACTCTTTACAATCAAACAGGAAATACTGCAAAGTTTGTAACTTTTAGGAGGGGATATGAAAATAGCCGTATACACCATTGCACTCAACGAGGAACAATTTGTTCAACGATGGGCCGAGTCAGCCAAAGAAGCAGACCACCTGCTCATCCTTGACACAGGCTCAACCGACGACACCTACGCACTCGCCTACGGCGCAGGAATAGACGTACATCAACAAACCTTTACGCCCTGGCGATTTGACCACGCCCGAAACCACGCACTATCCCTACTCCCAGACGACATAGATTTCTGTATTGCCTTAGATATGGATGAGATACTCCAACCAGGTTGGAGACAAGCCCTAGAAAACCTTGAACCTGGAACGACACGGCCACGCTACAAATATGTTTGGTCGTGGAACCCAGACGGCTCTGAAGGGCTTACTTATGGTGGCGACAAAATCCATCGCCGTCATAAATACCAGTGGAAACATCCAGTACACGAAGTTCTGAAACCACAAACCACAGAAATCCAACAATGGGCGCAAGGACTAGAAATCCACCATCATCCGGACCCCACCAAATCACGCTCCCAATACCTACCCCTGCTACAACTAGCAGTCAAAGAAGACCCACGTGATGACCGAAACCAATTCTATTTAGCCCGTGAATATTTCTTCAACAACAGATACCCAGAAGCCCAATACCATTTCTCACGTCATTTAGAACTATCAACGTGGCTACCGGAACGCGCCGCCTCACATCGATTCATAGCCAAGATGCGACCAGACGATGCCCACTACCACCTGTACCGTGCCATCGGGGAAGACCCACGCAGACGAGAATCGTGGGTAGCACTAGCGCAACACCACTACGAAAAAGCAGATTGGCTTAGTTGCCGATACAACTGTGAAATGGCTTTGCGTATCACAGAAAAACCGTTGGACTATCTGTGTGAGGCTGAAGCTTGGGGTTGGTTGCCACACGATTTGATGGCTATAGCCTGTCATCATCTGGGTGATTCGGACACAGCCTGGTTTCACGGGTCTGTAGCGTTGGAACTAAACCCCACAGACGCAAGGCTTCAAGCCAACCTCACACACTATAGGCTATGATGTGTATGTCTCACGACACGAGGAGTCATATGTCTGCTAAAGGCAAAAAGAACTAAATGGCCACTGTTGCTCAAATCATCAACCGAACCCAACGCCAACTCCTATCTGGCGTGGTTGAAGAACGCAACAAAATAGCCTCAGCCGTCAACACAACCACCACCAGCATCACCCTGACCTACGAAATCGCAGGCATACGTCAAGGTTCCATCATTGAAATAGATGCAGAACAAATGTATGTCTGGTCAGTTCTTGAATCAACAAAAGTTGCCACAGTAGAACGAGCGTTCAACGGAACCGTCGCCGCCGCGCATACCAACGGTTCAATCGTCACGGTCAACCCACGATTCCCAAGAGCGCAAATCCTAGAAGCAATCAACGACGAACTAGCAGACCTTAGTTCCCCAATGAACGGCCTATTCCAAGTCAAAATCCTAGACCTAAGCTACAACGGTTCAGACCGGCAAATCAACCTGCCAAGCATTAGCGACGTTATCGACCTGATTGAAGTACGCAACCGTTACATATCTAGCGACTACCAACAAGTGAACCGTGTAAAACTGTTACGCAATATGCCAACAAAAGACTTCGGTTCAGGTATGGCATTACAGTTTGACCAGGGTGTAAGACAAGGCGACCTGCGTGTTACATACCGTGCGCCATTCACCAAGTTCACAACAGAATCAGAAAATGTGCAGATGAACGGTGGATACCCAGAATCAGCAGAAGACATCCTTGTTGTTGGGGCGCAAATTCGTCTTATCGCACCACGAGAAATCAAACGAAACTTCACAGAATCACAAGGCGACACACGCAGAGCAGATGAAGTATCTGCCGGTGCAGTATCAAACAGCATCGTAAGTATGTTGCGTATGCGTCGTGACCGTATCACTGCTGAAGCATCCAAACTTACTCGGCAATACCCAATTTTTCTACAGAAGGTATAAACCGTGGCTTCTCCCACGTTCACACTTTCCTTCGTTGGAACACCCTCGTTCTATAACGGCACAGCCCAAACAGAAGTTGTCCCTTCCGTTTACCCTGTCGCTATCAATGGCCGCCCATACCTGATTGACACCAAATCAGGCAAGTATGTTAGGTCGCACGAACCACGCGTTCGAGATTCCACTGACGATTCAACTTCCCCTGGTGAAGCAGCAATCAACCCAGGTGGGCTTTGGCGTAGAGGTCAAGACTCTTGGCATTATGGTGCTGGACAACAATATTCTGACACAGCTGAAACACAAGATTATAGGTTCTATAAATCTAAAGGTATAAACCCTTGGGTCAAAGGACAGTTCAGTTTGCATCACGCAACTAAATTGTCTTTATCTTCAGCTTCAACTAACTTGTTTATGTGTACCGTCAAAGCATCTAACGGCACAGAGTATGTATATGTAGCAGATAACGCCACGTTGAAATACAGTACGAACCCGTTTGCTACTTCCCCCACTTGGACTTCTGTAACTACAGGTTCGCCAGGTACGGCTATTACAGCGTTGGAAACTAACGGAACAAATGTTTTTGTTGGCTACACAAGTAACGATATTTATTACACCACTCCAGGGTCGGCATCTGTTGCTTTGTTTTATCCTTCGTCTGGTTCTTCAGGTAAAACATACACAGGTTTCGGCTATGCAAAAGGATGGGGTTTCGCATCTGTAGGTCACGACCTGTATGTAATCGGTACGGTAACAGGGCAATCTCATAAAGTGTTTTATCCAGATACAGGTACGGCTCACGACGCAACCCTTACGTGGGTTGGAGCAGCAGCAGGACAAGGCGCAGTTTACGTCGGGGCATACAGTGGAGTGCGTTCTTCCATATATAAACTTGTTTTGAAAACAGACGCAACAGGTTTTGACTTGCCAATTGTTGCCTTAGAACTACCAGTAGGTGAAGTAGTTAGCAGTGTGTATGGCTATCTTGGTGGCATCCTTGTCGGCACAAACAAAGGTGTTCGATACTGCACAGCCGATGCCAACAACAACCTGCTTGCCGGAGCATTGATTCCCACGTCTGGTTCTGTAAACGATTTCATTGCTGAAGACAAATACGTTTGGTTCACTTGGACAAACTACGACGGGACATCAAGTGGTCTTGGCCGTCTTGACCTGTCTGTATATATCGCCCCTAACACCCCTGCTTTCGCTACCGACCTGATGTATACAAGTACGGCAGCAGTCAAATCAGTAACAACATTTGACAGTAAACGACTGTTCGCTATCTCTGGTGTTGGTGTTATCGCTGAAGATGTTGATGCTCTTGTCAGCACAGGAAACATTGAGTTCGGAATCTACCGTTGGGGTATTCCTGACCGTAAGTTCGTAGCAAAAATGGATGTCCGTACTGAACCTCTAAAGGGAACAGTTGAAGCGTTCCTACAAAACGACCAATCTGCTTATGCCTCCCTCGGCACATTCAGTTCAACAAACGACATTGAATACACATACAACGGTTCAGATGTCAAAACTATTGAGGCAGGGTTCAAACTGGTTCTAACCCCTACCAACAACGTAAGTCCTGTTGTGACACGGTGGATGGCCAGAGCCTACGCCGCACCATTCCGGTCAGAAGTATTCTCCATCCCCTGTTTGCTCCACCAAAAGATTCGGCCACGCGACAGAGACATCTATATGGACCCTGAACAGGAACTTGACACCCTGAACAGTCTCATTCATAGCCCCAAAATTGTTACCTTGCAGCTAGGTACCCGTTCTTATTCGGTCATTGTTGAGGATGTCGAGTGGGTTCCTGTTGACAGTACAGGGAACACCTGGTCTTGGGATGGTACGGCTACTGTTACAATGCGTTCTACGGAAAACTAGGAGTATCTAATGGCTTTACCAGTACGAAAAGGATATAAAGGCGCAGCAGCTAATGCTGTGTTGACTAATAGCCCTACTGCCTCATCAGGTGACACAACCTTTACTGTTGATACGGTTACTGGCTGGTCTACCACTTTCCCTTATTACGCTGTGGTTGACTCTGGTACTTCTCGTGAGGAGAAGGTAAAAGTAACGGCTATTTCTACGTTGACTTTGACTGTGGTGAGAGCGCAGGATGATACGGCTGTTGCTGTTCATTCTGCTGGTGCCGCTATTTACCCTGTGTTCACAGCTGACGAGGCTGATGAGGCTAACTTGATTGCTTCGGCTATGACCACTAAGGGTGATTTGATTGCTACTGATGGTTCATCTGTGAACCGTTTGGGTGTTGGTACGAACACTCACGTTTTGCAGGCTGATTCTTCTTCGACTAATGGTTTCAAATGGGGTCAGGTTGCTACTGCCGGTATTGCTGATGATGCTGTTACGGCAGCCAAGATTTTGGCTGGTGCTGTAGGAACATCTGAAATTGCTGACGCTAATGTGACCCTTGCTAAGTTGGCTTCGGCTGTAGCTAACGCGCTTGTTCCTGTAGGAACGATTACTGCTTATGCTGGTGTTACTGCCCCGACTGGTTGGTTGCTTTGTAACGGTACTAGCACTACTGGCTATACATCTTTGGCTGCTTTGGTTGGTGCTACTACTCCTGATATGCGTGGTCGTTTCCCTATTGGTGACAATGCCACGTTGACTTTGCTTGGTACTGGTGGTTCGCTCACTATTGCTGAAGGTAATCTTCCTTCCCATAGCCATACTTTTAGTGCTACTTCTGGGGCTATGAACCAAAACGCTTCACCGAGCCATAGCATTACTGACCCTGGGCATAGCCACACCGTTGACACATCTGACACTTTTAGTGGTTCAACAGTTGGATTGGCAGAACCAGGTGCTTTTGTAATCACTACTGATGAACCAAACGTAGTCAACACGGCAACCACAGGCATCAGCATTGCCCCTCACGACATCGCCCACACCCACACAGTTTCAGGCACCACAGGAACAGGCTCAGGCTCAGGCACCGACTACTACCAGCCACACCTTGTAGTAAACTACATCATCAAACACGACTAAGGAAAACTTATGATAAAAATTCAAACCCTCATCGGAAGAATCATCGCAGTCTTCGGCTCATCAGCATTAGCAGCCGTAGCAGGTGGCGCAATCTTCGGCGTAGAACTTTGGAAATCAGCAGCCATCGCAGGCTTTATGGCAGCAGGAAAAGTAACCGAAGCGTTGCTTCGTGCCTGGTCAGAAGACGGCACTCTTACGAAAGAAGAAGTTGCAGCCGCCTTCGGTAAGAAGGGCTAGTAGATACGCCGTTGTCACGGCGTTCATATCGTTGTTTCTATGGTCAAGTTCTGTTCAAGCGCAGAACCCAATCATCACAGAACCAACAGACATTTGGTTTGACTATTCAGAACCAACACAATTCGTAGCGCAAACCTATATGGTTGAAGGCTACCCATCTGACCCGATGCTGTGGCTATACAACGAACAAGGCGTACAACTCGCAGCCAACGATGACTCGTATGGCCTACAGTCCTACATCTCTATAGCTGTTCCGGCAGGTCGTTACCGACTAAGAGCTGGTATCTGCTGTGGCGACCCTAACGCGTGGCGCACAGGTGGAGGCTGGAATTTACAGTACGAACTGGGTTTCAACGGTGTCGGCTCTATGCAGACAACTACCACAGAAGAATCGACAACCACAACATCCACGTCAACAACGTCAACAACAACCACCACATCCACATCTACGACAACATCCACCACAACGACAACAACCACAACAACGATAGCCCCGACAACCACAAGCACAACTTCCACAACTGTTGAGCCGACCACCACGACTTCAACTGCCACCACCACAACTGTCGTTCAACCCACCACGTCAACTTCAACTTCAACCACCACATCGTCTACCTCCACTACTATTCCGGTTACTACAACAACAGAAAACCCTACAACAACTACAACTATTCCTGTAGAGATACCTCCTGTCATCAGTCAAGAAGAAGCAGTCGCGTTGGCAACCAGCCCTGAAGTGTTGGCCACCATCACCCCAGAAGAAGCAACCCAAGTGTTCGAAGCATTGAACGTGGATGACCTGTCAGATGCCCAGATTGAAGCACTGGTAGAAGCAGTACAAGAAGCACCCCAAGAAGTCAGAGAAGCCTTTGAAGAAGAAATCAACATCTTCGGTGGAGCCGTAGATACCTACATCCCTGTCGGGTCAACCATCCCCGTATCCCAACGCCGAGCCTTGATTGCCATAGCAGGAATGACAGCCGTAGCAGCCGTAGCCTCCAGACGGAAATGATAAAGTAACCCCTATGCAAAAATACTTTGGTGCTATCACGTCATTGCTTTTATGGGCTGCCGGAACAGGGCTAGTCCTTATCACGCTGTCTGGTGATGCCCTCAGTAAAGCAATGTTTATCAGCGTTGCTGCTTTGCTTATCAACATTATCGCTATCGCATTAGGAGTTGGAGTAGACGAGTAGATATGACAGTGCCTCTAGCAAGGGAGAAAGGGGTAACGACCTTGCTAAAGGCAACAGCACTCTACCATCTGCTTTGACTATTGGTGTCATCAACAGGAAAAAATATGCCAAGAAAATACAGTTACTACCCAAGTTTTGATGGCAAGAAGGCACAGCCTGGTACTGAGAAGCTCGCTGATTTGTGTAAGCGCAGATGGAAAACCAAGAACATTGGCATCTACTCCCTTCGACTGATGAAAAATGATAAGACTGCTGGTAAGAAAATTGGCGACCCTGGTATGGATAAGTACCTATCGGTTCACGCAACTGGGGCGGCCTTAGACTGTCAGTACCCTGACGAAAAAGTTGCTCGTGAAATGTGGGATTGGTTGCTGAAGTATTCTGAGGAACTAGAAATTGAAGAAATCCACTGGTACGCCTTTGGTGACTATGGTGCCGGATACAGGTGTAGTCGTGGTCCAGGGAAATCAGGGGTAAAAATTTTTACTAAGGATGATAATGCTGGTTCGTATCAAGGGTCACCTTCCTGGTTGCACATAGAAATTTCTCCTGCTATGGCCAAGGATGCCGCCAAGTTCGAAGCTGCCTGGCGAGCCTTACCTAAGCCTGAATGAAACGTGCAGTGATGTTTGCTCTTGCCTTGTTTGGTTTTATTGGTGCTAGTTGTATAGCAATCTTGTTGTCTATGTGGATTGAAGCTGTCAAGATTAGTAACAGGAAAAGTCAATGACTGTTGCCCAATGGATTATCACGGTTGGCGCAACCATCGGTGCGCTCGGAATCATCTACCGAAGTCTCATACTTCCAATATTCAAATGGGCGCAACGCCTAGAAAAAACAATGACATTCGTAGAACAACAAATGCTACCGAACGGTGGCTCATCCCTACGTGATTCGGTCAACAGAATTGAATCACGTTTAACTCTTGTAGAGGAACATATAACACTTCCACGATGATAATGTGACAAGTCCTATGACACTCACAGACCTGCTTCTCATCCGTAATTTCCTTTCAAAAGTAGTAGTTCGAGGCATTGAAGAAGAACAACTGTTAAACCTTGTAGGCAAGATAGATGCCCTACTAGAACAGCACAACACAGCCACAGCCGCCTAGTAATATCAGGATATGGTCGCAATCAAAAACCTGTATACCTGTCCTAACTGTGGAGAAGTATGGCCTATCAGCCAAGGCAAATGGTGCCACGATTGTCGCGTAGAAGGAGAACCCCTTGACGAACGAACAGACAACTGAACTCGAACCACCCCCATACCCAGTAGCTCTTGTCTACTGGGCCGACGCTTGTGGAGGCGACCCAGGTTGGCTAACCCTTGACGACGTAGATGATGACGGCGAAACACTTGTCCAATCAGTAGGGTTCCTAGTACCCACAGGCGATGCCGGAGCGAAGAAAGACCACATCA